TCAGAAGACGGCGGTGCGCGCACATTGGCACGCATTGTACCGCGTGTGCAGATACTTGACGACTCAAGCATACTCGTCGAAGGGATGTTAAACGCATCGTATGTGTTTGCTAAACCAATCCAAGAAGTTTATATCCAATACAAAGACGCGTCAACAGGAGAGTTCATTCCTGTGTATCGCGCAGACATTCATTCATTAACTAAGAGTGCAGAAAACGAACTGCGCTTTTCATTCATATTGGAGGTGGTATGATGGATGACTACTTACCTTGTGAATACTGTAACGGTAGCGGCGGTCATGGAATGCATGATGGGCGCAAAATACATTGCATGTCCTGTCAAGGAACGGGGCTTTCGCATAAAGAATTATCACACCCGCAAGATGATTACAGAGATGATTTTCAAAGTCAAGCATTAGGTCATTTGGTCCCATCGAGAGAGCAAATAGAAGATAGTTTGTTTGAACAAATGCGTAACAAGCGATGGGATGACTTTGTTGATTTTAGCGCAAGTGCAGTTGGAGAACCAATAATAGGTCATACCGTGGGAAGTAATCAAAGACCAACTTTTGCATTTACTCCTTTTGCGGGAGCAGGTATGAAAATGAAAAACCCTGCGGCGGAGATTTTTCGGAGAGGTAATCCAATGGAAATAGCATGGCGAATACTCAAATCACCCGAAGGTCCGTGGTATCACGGCACTTCGCGCTTAAACACAGCCTTGCAAGAGGGGTTACAACCAAAGGGAAATATTCGCTACCCCGATAACATGCGACCACCTTCCCCCGGTTTGTATTTTACAACTGACCCTAATGAAGCGCGGTCTTTTGCGACTCAATCGAAAAGCAAACCTAATGAGCGTCCCGGTGTGGTTATGGTGAGAAATATAGACGGAGTTCCGGTAAAAATGCATGGCGGGCATCAGCACATTATAGCGCGTAAACCAATACTAAGAGATAGATTTGAAGAGGTGCAAGACGATGGCAACTGATAACATAGCAGGGCATACAGCCGCGCAAAATACACTAGGACAAGACGGTTTGCGCGATGGCGATTCGCTCTCGCCTACCACACTAACAAATCTAATACAGGGTGTTCAAGGAAATGGAATACTGCGCTACCAAGATGGTGCATACGGTTCCACTCGTAATGAAACTAATAGCGGTAACCAACCCGGTTCTATGGTACGCGCATCCGCTAGTACACTTACTGTAAGTGGCGGATTCGCGGTGCTTGATGGCGCACTGTATGAGTTTGGTTCGGGTGTAGGTAACACAATCACGCTAGACTTGAATAGCGGTTCACATGGTAGTGGCGCGCTTGCGCTTTCTGCTAACGAAGAAGTGATTTTCACAATCTATGTTGCACCTAGTGGTGGTAACAACAAAGTGTATTACGAAGCGGGTAGCCCTGTTGATACTACAACAGGAGTTTACCCATCTGCTGCTAACCAATATCTGATTGACTACGATACAGGCGCGACACAAGATAACATGAAAACGGTAGTGCTTGCGCATGTAAGGGTTCAGTATGTAGCAAGTGGTGGCGGAACCAACAATCTCAACATCTTAGAAATAAATGATAAGCGTGTTTTCATAGAAGGTTCTGCTGATTACCGAGTGCCATTATCAGTGGGTTCAATATCAAGCGGTGAAATATCAGACGGAGGCGCAGAAGGAATAAACACAATTGCTCATCTAAATGCAATACACAACGATAACGGTGAACTTGCAGTTACAGATACAGTAAACGCACATTGGGTAAGTCACCCACGATACGGTTCCTTTGCTCAAACTCCACCGAGTTCAAGTGACGCAGGTTACGGGCAAGGACCATCGCGTGGTGTTGATAGGGGTGGTACTCATGCGGCTGATTCATTCTATTTCGCTGGACGCAACAATGAGCAGACAGGACACTACTCGGTGCGACTACATGGGCGCGGTGTTGACGCTACAAGCACAGGACTTACAACAAACGGAACATGGGTGTTAACAGCAGAAGGAGATTCGTTTTTGATGCTTTCACCAAACGGTGGTGTAACAATTACACTAAACCCCGAAAGGGATGCAAGCGCGAATTACAAGTTCCCCGAAGGTCACATCATCGAAGTATGCAATGATGGAACAGGCTCAATCGTGTTTGACAACCAAACATCACCAAGCGGATTAAACGCTACGCTATCCGCCGGTCATCGTGCTACTTTTATTTACGACGGAAGCGAATGGTTGCGTTGTGATTATCAATCAGCCATCATTGCCAATGTCCCTGCAATTTACGATAACAGTGGTACACCCGCGTTTACCACAGGTATCACACAAGCCGAAGTATTGACGCTTCTTGGCGTTGAAGCAGGTGCAACGGCAGACCAATCCAATGCTGAAATCCGCGCGGCGGTTGAAGCCGCTACTGACTCCAATGTATTCACCGATGCTGACCACACAAAGTTGAATGGTATCGCCGCAAGTGCTACCGCGACCGCTGCACCTGCTATTGAAGATAACAGTGGTACACCCGCTTTCGCCACAGGTATTACAAAAGCGGAAGTACAAACGCTACTGAATGTAGCAGACGGAGCAACCGCTAATGCTGGAACCGTTACAAGTGTTGCTACGGGAACGGGTTTGTCGGGTGGTACTATTACTTCCACAGGAACGGTTTCTCTCGCCAACACCGCAGTTACCGCAGGTTCTTACACCAACGCTGACATAACCGTTGATGCTCAAGGTAGGATTACTGCCGCTGCTAATGGTTCGGGTGGTGGTGGTGGTGCAAGTTTAGCATTCAAGACCATAGCAGTTGCAGGTCAATCGAATGTGGTAGCAGACGCAGCAGATGATACGCTCACGCTTGTTGCAGGGTCGAATGTTACAATCACTACAAATGCAGGTTCAGACTCGATTACTATTGCTTCAGCCGATACTGATACAACAGATGCCGCGGCTGATGTATATATCCCCGGTGTTTCCCCTGCTTTATCGGGTCCTGTTGCGGCTCTTGCTGGTGCTGCTTTTGCTGCCCCTCCACCCGGTACAACAGCCGAAGCGATTGACAGAATAGCGGCTGCTCTCGCTGACCCTGCGTTTACATTTGGTACACCAATTCCGTTGTGATGTGATAATATGGATGAATGGTTAGATGAATATGTCAAAAAAGTGATGGACCAACAGGTTGTAACCAACAGTATTTTCAAACCGAAAAAAAGGTGGTGGAAGTTTTGGGTAAACTGAGAGAGCGTCTAAGTCAAAGATGTCCGGGCTGCAAAGAGAAGGTTCTCGCGAAAAGGCTCGAAGGGCGATATGTTAATGATAGAGATTCGCGTGTGCTTATATGGGAGTGTCCGAAGTGTCATACACTTTGGCGCGAATCGCGACTGAATAAACCCAAGTTCAAACATCATGGAGTTGAAGTCAATGGCTAAAGAAAAACCGAAGAGGGGCGGCATGGTTTTGATAATAGGCATGGGTGCTAAACCACCTAAGTCAAAAGAGAAAGTCAAGAAGGCTGACGAAGAACCAAAAAAGAGAGTTCGCTCTCGCGGTGGCGGAAAAGGAAGTGAGAACAAAACTCGCAACATGTCGCGATTTTTGAACTTCAAACGCATGATGAAAAAAGACCCTGCATATTTAGACAAAGTGTTGAAAAAGACCCGAATGAGCAAGGAACAATTAGAACAGTTCATGCGTTTGAAAACAGGTGCTAATTCGTTTGAAGAGGCTATGCAACAAAGGCAAGATGTTCCGGGTATGATAACTGAAGCGGCAGGTATGCTTGCTCGCAACCGCGGTAATAACCCTTTGGAAAATGAAAAATTGGCGGGCTTGCTAAAACAAAAGGGCATACCTATCAGTGAGTTCAAAAAGTATGTTGAAAAGAATCCCTTTTGGGAATTAAAAGGCGACTTCCAAAACTTGGTGGATAGACTACAAGGTTTCAGAGGCGGTACAACTAGAGCCGCTAGAAACGAAAGACCAAGAGGCAGAACGCAAAGAGAACAGGCTGAAGAAGCGCAAGAGCGAATGGCTCAAGAGGCTGATGAAGAAGCGCGTGATGAACAAGGTTACACCGACCACGAACTACAAACCATGACTAATATTCTCAGCGCAAGTATGCCTCTTGAACAAGCGCGAAGAATGGCTGCTAGGTATCTTGAGTCGGGAACCCACACTGAAGCCGACCATACTAAGAGTCCATTCGGTTTTCCGAGTTATGATAAGATACAACAAGGAACGGCGAGGGGTAGCAGGGCTAATAATTTCCTATCTCAATTAGCAACTCAAAGGGGTTACCCCGGTCGTCATGTGGAAGGAACTATATCAGCGCAACCATCAACATTATTCTCACAACCGAGGACAGTCGGTGTGAAACTAAGTTCTCCACAAGAGGAAGAGGCTGAAGACCCTGTTAATTACGGCAAATCATCAGACAAACCAATAGACTTAGCATGGGCGATACTCAAAGGAAACCCTGCTATGAAAAGGTGACACTCATGGATTGGTGGGATTTTATTCGTAAGTATCAGACATCCCTGCCTCAATTTGACCCTAAACTTGACAGAGATACCGGATATGCGGGCGTACCGCCTGTTCAGCAAGTTAGCGCGCAACCAAAAGAATATACAAAAGATTACCTTCAAGGGGAATACCCCGATGAGTTTTGGAGCATTGTCGGTAACGACCCCGAAGACACTAAAGGACATGGGGGTTCTCGTCATAGAGTTGACAAAGACGGCAATTATGTTATGGTAGGCGTAAGAGGTGATTCGCCCGTTGGGGATTTACCTAAGCGTGGACCATATAGACCGCGCAAGGGCAGAAAGAAATACCCTCAAGACTATGGAGTGCGTGTTACTCAAAAGAAGGATATGCCTTCGCGAAGAAACATTGTTGTTAAACCAATGAATGTAAAAAAAGAAGCAAAGTCACCTAAAGCCTTAGCCCATAAACGCAAGTACGAAACAGAATACGAGTCCACGCCCGCGCGTAAGAAATACCGACGGGAGTTGGAGAGAGAGCGTCGCAAGCGCGGCGTTGCAGGTAAGGGCGGTGGTGACATGAGCCACACCAAGACAGGAAAGATAGTTGTCGAAGACCCTCATACTAACAGGGCGCGCTCTCATCCATCAGTGGGTTCAACACTCAAGATGGTGATAGTCAAAGCACCGCAAATGAATCTTGATATGGAATCTGCTCAGTGCGCATCATGTAATGCTATGGTTGACGGTCAACAAGCGTTTGCTTCAAATCGAATCTTTGGTGAAACTGTGTGTTTGGCTTGCATCCAAAGAGAACAGGAAAAAATCAACCAACAGAATGATATGATGTATCATAGCGAACCTACGGACAGAACACAACAGATGACATTAGACGGTCAAATAGTACCAAGCACTAGAATCACTATTCCTGTTGAAGACCCTGCTGCGGTAAGACAACGCATTGACACTAATACAGAAAAACTGCGACAAAAACTTGAACCTAGAACAAATAAGGAGTTCGCGCAAGACGCAGAGAAAGCAAAGCAAAGAAGGTTGAAACTTCATGCTATGCGCGCTGCTGGTAACACTACTCTTCCTCGTCAATAAGATAGGGATTGGGAATGTTACTCAGCGCGCTTACTATCTGATTAGCAACGAAGTATGTGACTTCAATCGCAACTAATCCTAGTACGCAATAGCCAAGCGCGCTGAGTAAATCCAATCAATCACCTCTCCTTGCTATGATGTCATCAATGCGTAGTATTGAGCAAGCGACTTCGGTAGCCGACTTGATTATCTGTTCAACAAGAGCAGCAGGTTCCCAAACACCCATGTCCTTTGTGTTACATATGTTACCTTCACCTGCAAAGTCTATGAATATACCAAACTCCGAAGGCGCAGACCTTAGTTCCATGACTACATCAAGCGGGTCCATACCTGCGTTGCTCGCAATAGCCGCTGGTATAATTTCAAGTGAATCAGCATACGCTTCCATGCACATTCTTTCACGCGCAGTTAGATTTGATTCATGTGTAGCGTACTCACGAACCTTCATTGCTGACTTAGACAAAACTGCACCACCACCGGGGTACACTCTATCGTCTTTCATGTATAGACACACAACACCAACTGCATCATCAAACGCGCGCTCATATTCATCAAGTGTTTGTCGGGTAGCACCACGAATAATCATTGTGATAGTGTCACTATCCTTTGTTTCCACCGATACATAATCAAGGTCACCAATACGAATAGGTTTAATCGACCCACTTATCGAATGAATAATGTGACCGTCGGAATCTTCGGGAACCTCAGTGATTCTGTGATAGATTGGAACACCTGTAATTCTTGAAATCGCATCTATGTCACTTTGTTGAACGCGGCTTACAACACCAATACCTTTCGCATCAAGATACTTAGCAACTGCTTCGTGAATACCATCACGAACTATTAGTACATCACAAATCTCAGTGATTGCTTGAGAGATATTACCCAAGATTTTCATTTCTTCATCTCTGATTTGCGCTAGATGGGACGGGTCAGTGACCGACATCTGAACATCTTCGTAGTTGAAACCATCAACACCACCATCAAGAATTAGTACGCGCGGGTTATCTTTACCCTCGTAGTCGGGATTAGCAAAAGTCTTGTTGAGTACAAGTCCACTATGTATGTATGAATCCGACATATCTCCACCTGCTTGTGTAAGTGTACGAATACGGTCTGCATCCCCATTTGCTCTTGCGGCTGCATCTGAACATAATTGGGCTGCAAACCCAAGAGCAGATTCAGATGCTTTACCACGCAAAGCGGTTGCTGCAACAGACATTTTCTCAACTTGCATTTCCCAATTCGGCATATCATTTAGAACAAGTTTTGATGCTTTGTTAAATGCGCGCACAATAGTTTGAGGGTGGATGCCACGCATCAGTAGCCCCTCGCTTAGTGCAAGCATTTGACCGGCTAACACGACAACGCTGGTCGTACCGTCTTTGCATGTTTCCTCTTGTGTTTGACTTGCTTGAACCATCATTTGCGCACCGGGATGTCCGGTACTTAGTTCTCGGAGAATCGTGATACCGTCGTTGGTAACTATTGATTCTCCGCGCTCGTCAACTAACATTTTATCCATACCCGCGGGTCCAAGTGTGGACCTCACGGTTTCAGCGACTTGTACCGCTGCTCGTATGTTGCTCAATTGTGCTTCTCTTCCTGTTTTTCTCTCTTCAGACATAGGGGCTTCACCATCCAATTTGGTATTCTTCAATTAGTCCTGTCTCTTCATTACGGCTTTTCACAAAGCCTTCATCCCTCCCATGAAGGAACAAGTCATAATTGAGTTTGCAATCTGCTATGCAGTATTTGATAACATCAGCGTAGCGACCTTCTTTCCAAGCAACAGGCGCGTCTGCTGATTCCATGATTTCTTTTCCTTTACCAAGCGTGTGCTTACACAGAGAGTCAAGGTGATGACTCTTACCTGCTACACTTCTTACGGTCCAAGATGTGTCAATAAGATGCTGGTCTGCTTTGTTGAGAAGGACTCCGGCATAATGCATGTCAAGTGCGTCACGGAGAACGGGTAGGTCAAAGCCTCGTATGTTGTGTCCGACGATGATACCACCGTTGTCAACATGCTTCTTTAGATGCTCACCTAAATCTCTAGGGTGAAGAGGGTGCATATGCGCGTCTGCTACAATAACATCATCGGCTTTGGTGAATGCGTGTGCTTCTTCACCATCCCAAGTAGCGACAACTGTTGGCTCAAACATATGGGTATTATCCCAACCGCCTATCTCATGAGAGTAGTTTGCAGTTTCAATATCAATCGCCATTACTTTACTCATCTTTGTCACCTCTATCACCTTTTACAGCCTTGTTGTACTTTTCAACCTTTGAGTCCATGTTTTCAACACAATGACGGGTTTCGATTCCTTTAACAGTTTCAGTCGAGAGCATTCTTCGGCAATCAGCGCACCACACAGCCGCTATGCTACCATCTGTTTTCAACTGAACTTGCAGGTTCGTATGACTTGTACTATGATTGCACGATATTAGTTCAATCATTACTTGCTCAACTCCTTGTGCTTATCTTCATCACCATACTCTTTATTCAACATCTTGTGCAATTCTTCTATCGCTTCAACTCCGCGCAAAGCAGTTCCGGCGATATTGGCTATGATACGAAGTGTTGTAGCCGCGCTTGGCATATCTTCAAAGTCGAGTGCTACATCTCCACCTTCAAGTGTATCAAGTATTTCACGAAGTAGTCTCTTGTATTGTTCGTTCATTGAGATTCCTCCTTGAGTTTGACATAGACGGCATTACCAATCTTGAAAGTCTTGAATAGACCTTCAACATCTTTGAACCTCTTGTAAACAGTTGGCTTGCTCTTACCTAATTGGCTAGCATATCGGTCGAACATCTCATTCTTCAAGACCCATCCATCACCCTTGTTTTCTATATCAACAGTCTTACAAGGCTTCATTGCATTCAACCACTCGTCTTTACGCGCTGCTTTCTCAGCAGCCTTAGCACCAACTTCAACTTCGGACTCAAGCCAAAGGACAAGTTGCTCGTATATATCATAGAGGATTTCAGTCGCCATTTCAATGTCGTCACCTGTGACCTTCCAATCACCATCAATAGGTATGTCATCACGCTCAACTCTAACCAACGCTAAGTGTGTAGCGAATAGACAAGTGTAGTTCAAAACATTCGGAATGAATGAACACACAACATCAGACAGATGCTTTTCCATACCACGGACAAGTGTGTAATATTCATCAACAGATGCCATTAGTTGAGGGTGGACCGATGCATCAATGCTAAACATGTCGTGCATACAAGCGCGTGCTATTTCCTCTTTACCGGCTGGTCCAAGATTCTCCCACTCTTGATGTGTCATGTTAGCAAGCATCAATAAGCGCGCCTCAGTCTTTTCACGAATGCGGACAAAGTGTTGTGCTATATCTTCAAGCGAATCAACATCCGATAGTTTGTTTTGGAACACACCGGACATTCTCTGCTCAGATACCATCTGTCTCATATCATCACTCCACGGTCTGTAAAGCAACAGAACACGCTGGAACAATCCTTTGGTTAGAACATACTCTTTGACACCACTAGGTGGGAATGATGTAATCCAAAATGATACGCGTGACTCTGTTTCAACTGTACCGTTCTTCATGTGTTTAGTCAAAGTGTTACTGTGACTTCCAACAGGATTCATTGCTTGCTGAAGGTATAGAATAACTTCTGAGAAGAACTGCTTCGGATTTGATTGCAGTAGGATTGAACCTTCATCAAAGTTCAAACACTTCTTTCCACCTAGCAGTCCTTGATTCTGCACAATCTCGTAACCTCCGTTACCGTCACTCACAGAGTCAATAGACCCTATTAGCGCGCTGTCAGTTCCACTTGTAAACATATCAATATCAAGACCTGCAAGTTCAGCGACTTCACCTGTGAACTCCCAAGCGATTGACTTACCGGACCTTGTTGCTTGAATCCAAAACACATGGATTCTAGGGTCTAGTGCGCTGGCCCATACGGGTATTCTAACATAATCAACAAGGGCTTGACCTTGAAGATAGAAGAACGAAATCAATCCGGGGATTTCATTAAAGAAAGATGTCTTTCTGAATCTCTCTAAGTAGTTCTTCATTATCGGGTATTCTTTTATTGCGGTATATTGGTTCCATTGTCTTTGGGGCATTTATCTCATCTCCACTGTTGCTGAATGTTTCAGCGGGGGCAACCCGGCTGTGGTCGTATTCAGTCTATAACCATTTCTCGTTTTATCATTTATCGCCTTATTATTATAAAGATAAATGTTGTTGAATGTAAGTAGTAATTTACTCATTATACTCACCTCTCGAAGCGAACTTCGTCTTCGCTTGTAAGAACTTCAACGACTCTATTGCGTAGCACTTTTCCCATGCGGGGTACATTACGCAAACAATCACCACATGCGGCTTCTTCAATAGAACCACATGCTTCGATGATTGCCTCAACCATATCGGGACCGATACCCGGTATTGCGAGTAGCATATCTTTGCGGACATCATTTGTGCTTACGCGTCTAATTGCTTGCGCACCATGTCTGCTTGCTTTCTTGTATGTTTTTTCATGTAGCGCGACCATAAATTGTGCAGCCTCGCTTACATTGGGTGCGCGGTAAATTAAGCAACCGAAGTCGGCTACTACCCTACCGAGGAACCCTGTCATTTGTTTGAGTGCTTGACTAGCAGTTATGGATGAACCACGCTCTCTAGCGCGGCTTACATAACCACCTATCTCTCCCCAAATAACTAGACCATAGTTACCATCGTTAGCATCCATGTTGTCTAGTTGTCGCATCAAGTGACCGTTTCTCATTGAGTTGAACAGGTCATCAATGCTCTTGGCTTCAATCAGCCAATCACCGCATTTGTAATCGCCGTTGACTAACTTCTCCCTTGATATGTCAATCCGAGGGTTGCGACTTTTCGCTCTTCTTTCAACTGCTGAAACAAGAGAGCCGCGCTCATTAGTGTCAATTATCAATGCTGGCTTCATTCTTTTTCACCTTCCTTGCGTGACAAACACAGTATTCATGTCCTATTCCACCAACCCAATTTTTGCATCTTTCACCTTTGACTTGATAAGCCGTATTGATTGCTTTGCATCTCCACTTACCTTCGGGTGGTTTCGACCTGCATTTCATGCATCTCATGTAGTGTGATTTGTTTTTTAGAATAGATGGTTTAGTAGTTACGCGCTCATCACAAAAATAGCATTTGACTCTTGGCATTAAATCAACTCTCCCGTACCATCCCACAATTGACATCGGCCAATACATAAACCCTTACCAATTAGACTCTCACATCTTTCCATGTAACCGCCGTTAACAATAGAACCGACTTGATACTGAGTAACAGATGGGTCGTAATCAGCCCACTGTAAACTCTCTATGAAATCACCGATAGTCAGTATGTGTTTCTCTCTCATCTCCGCGGTTGTGCGCTGAACAGGCAAGAAGTTTCGTAACCTAGAAGCAAGATAGATAGCCAAACTTGCGCGGCTGATATGTGGTGGGTTACTACCCACTTGACATGCTGCCTCCATCAGACACGGTAGTATCTTGATGCTACCCATCTTGACTGTATCAAACTCAACAGGGTCACCTGTTACCTTGAATTGCTTTTCACGAACTTCCTTAACAGGGAGTTCAACACCTTTGCTACCATAGAAATACGCAGTATTCTTAGGCTTCTCTGCCATTTCGCATATCTCATCCCATGACTTCAGTATGTCTTCTGTCTTGAGTGGAATGCTCCATCGGAGAACATGTTGTTTAGCGTTGTAGGAATTAGGAACTCTAATCATACGCGCAGTATCAAATGGCACTGTTGGGTCCATGCAATACAATTCCATGTCCTTCTTCCACTTGTTGATGACCTTCTTACCTGCTGCTTTGATGTGGGTAACCTGTGTACCCGACGAAGGTAAGTGTGTCTTATCAAGTGAAATCCATACATGAAATCCATTACCACTGAACCAAACACCATGATTGATGTCTGCACCTAGAAGACCATAGTGTAAGCGTCTAACCTGTTCGACTACTTCATCACCATCAACTTCAATCATGTTACTACCCTTGCGATACTTCTTATCGAAGTCCAGCACGAAATGTTTGATGATTGCAGTATTGTATTCCGCGCGGCGTTTGTTTGGCTTCAATGCTCGGAAACCATAGACCGACATATACGCGCACTGTGAGTTTTGCAACCCACTCCAATACTTCTCAAACTCAGAATTGTCGTGGACTATCTTTCTGAACAGTCCAACTTCTTTAGGGAAATCAAAGTGAAGAGGGTTCAAATCCATCACCTTCGCCTAACTTCATTCCCGCAGTAATGCAAAACTCAAGTACCTTATCAATGCATTGAAAACAAGCAACATGCTTTGCATGACGCATACCATTATTCGTTTTGGTCCCACACAATTCACACTCTCTCATTCGCTCACCTGCACAGCATACTTAGGACACAACTCAATCAAATCACAGTATGAACATTTGAAGTCTTGTGTCGTCGTAGGGAAATGCTCGTCAAGATACATCTTTATCAAATCTTTCAGACGCTTCATCATACTACGCTCGCTTACCTTTTTGACAGGTTCGATAGTCCAATGGTCTGCGGCTGAATATCTCCAACCCCATTGAGTAACAGGGCGGTCAATACCTTTCTCTTTCAAATACGCGCTATCGCAATTATCAATCAAGAACTTGTAGTATGACATTTCCTTTCTCATCTCACTTGCTTTGTTGTCTTTCCACTTGCCGGTCTTCAACTCAAACAGAAGTAGCCCTCCATCATCAGCCTTGAACACGCGGTCAATGATACCGACGAACTGAACAGGTATGGTTCCATACCCTTCAATATCAACATCAATCTTAACATCAATGCGTACTTCATTTGCTAGTGGTAGTGGGTTCTTTTTGTCAATCTTCATCCTTAGATTCTCGTATTCAACTAACCAATTCATGTTGCGGTAATAGTCCTCATCATAGAATGGAAACTCTTTGTTTTCCGCGCGACGATTATTGACAATAGTTTTCATTGTAGGTATCTTACCTTTCAGATATTTTCTCAAGTCCGAATCAGATTCAATCAACTTAGTAAGTAACTGCTTATCTTCTTCTAACTCTTGATACATAAGGTCCAAACCGTTGTGAACATCATCACCCACAACAAGATGCTTGACAAGTTCCTGTGGTCGGGGATAGTTATGCTGCAACCACATCTGCTGCGCGCACCATCCTAGTGAGCCAGCAGTTGATTTGCTGATGCGAATAATGATTCCATCTTTACCCATTTTGGGGGTCCATGCATATGAAGAGCCGTCATCGTATATCTTTACCATGTCAATCATCTCGGTGGTTATCGGGTTCGTTATCTTTAACCCATGTACTTTCTGCTAGACCTTCACCGCATTCACAATGATAAGCCCAATCCTCATACTCCATCTCTCTGCCACATTCAGTGCAAGTAGGGTTACTCATTGGAACCCCCTCTCGTCCATTTGTCTGCTGTTGTTCTTACGCATCTCCATCATCGCTCTCATCTTTGAAGCCTTCATGTTTTCAATATCAACCATGTATAGTTCTTCATCAAACCAACCTTTACAGTCAATAGTAATGATACACGCGGAAGGAATTAGCAAATGTCTTTCTCTCGCTTCCTCGTCGTAGTATCTAAGACCTGTATAATCTTGAAGTAAAGCATCACCAAAGAATAATTCTCCTTCTGCTTTCCTAACTTCCTTAGTACCTGTTTCAAAGTATGTTATCTCAACATCTTGCATCAAACACCACCAACCATATTAGGTGCATAGATAGGGTTGATGATTGTAATACCTTGCTTCTGCATCTCTTGTTGTATTTCATGTATTGCTTTAGCCAAATCGCCACCCATCGGCATTTCATCTTCAAGAGAGTTTAGGTCAGCATTGATTGTTTCAACCTTCTTCTCTAACTTCTCAATTCGCGCTTCTAGTTTTCGGATATAATCTTCCTGTTCTGTCATGGTATCACCATAGTTTTGCGGGTCGGGGGGTTCCCATTGCGGCTTCAAGGTCCCAACCCAAGACCTCGAATATACCGGAGATTTTCTTCTCAATTAGTTTTTTCAGAATAGCATTTCTGTTCAATTCAAAGCCCTCCATTTCAGCAGGTTCACGATACGCGACAATATCTGTCGGTGGTAAACCAATAGGAACTGCTGAAACAGGTAGCCATTGAACTGAATCGCCCGAAACAAACGGGTCTTTGTCACACATGTTTTTGTTGTAATACAACGCTGCTCTTGATGCACCGGATGGAGTGTTAAAGTCCTCCGGGTTTTTACCAATACGCGTCTGCTCTGTGACATACTTCAATTCAATATCACCACGACGAATCGGAGTCGCTATCTCCAATACCGCATTGATAACATCTGATTCCGAAGCACCATCACAAACAAGGTTTAGTACATTAATCTCCACTTCCTTACTAACAGGTGCAAGATTACTACCTTTAGTGAAGTTAGCCGTTTTGAGTTTACCTGCATCTTCCGGTGGGTAAGACACCTTACCCGCGTAACGATTTTTACCTGCAAGTAACCAATAAGGCATGTAGGCTTCAACTTCAGCAACCAACTCAGTGTTACCTGTATCGCGCTGAATAACATCAGTAATTCTCTTTGCTAATGCTTCTGCTTCATCAAGTGGTACTTGCACGAAAGCACTGTCAGTAAAACCATACAAGACATTGTAACCAAGTCTAGTAGCAACTGAGTCAAGAAGAGATATGCAGCGTCGTCCTTCAGATAGAATTGTTTCTGCTATGTCAAGGTCAGCCCAACCAAACCCAACACTCGCGGTTGCCCCATACAGACTCGCCATTACGCGCTTGACTGCGGATTGTGTTGTATTCCATGCTGCTCTTTGCTCTTTAGTTTCTGCTTCGCGCATACGCTTTTTACACAATGCACGATACTCAAAGAGTTCATCAACAACTTGAGGAAGTATGCCCTTCTCAGTTTGGTCCCAATAAGTTCCGTTTTCCATCTCAAGAATGCCTTCACCCGGACCATCACGCTTTGTAGTCCAACACAGATTGAATCCGGTCATAAGCGATGGGTACAATCCTTTGTAGTCTATTACACAAACATCTCGGTACAAGCCGTTATCTTTCAATATGAACTCAGCACCCTTTAGGTCGGGTTTTTCAGCCAAGTTAATCCTAGACGGTGCAATTAAGTCTGTCTTGCGTCCAAGTAAACCGCGCATGAAGTTTGACACATTCGTTGCTGATTGAATTGATACACCACATAGGCGAACCATCTCAACAAAGAAGTCAGTTACATTACGCGCTTCGTCGATTCCACGAAGAAGAACGGTGTCGAGTAAACAGTAGTCAACGAACTCATCCCAATACTCATACCATCCGTTGTGAACGGTCATGCCTTCTATCTCTTCAGTTAGTTTTGAACCAAGCCCAAGAGTTTCAGCAATAGTGTTCAGTTTCAGATTAGGTAATTGACCGCCGCCACTGTCTTTCCATACACGCTCGAATCCTGTTCCTGTTCCGGCAGGTGCAGCAGTATCGAACTGCCATCGACCTGCGATTGGCTGGTCGTCATGTCTGTATCGCTCACCCTTCTTAGGGTAACGAATGATACCAAGAGGACTTAACTTAGACGCGCCACCATGACCGTAAATCTTGTCAAGGCGTTCAATCATGTGTGGTATGTCAAAGAATGTTCCCGCATGAGCAATCATCATATCGGGGTCGCGTTCATGTAAGAACTCAATGAATCCGTCATACATTTCCTTTTCGGATTTATACACACGCAACAAATAATGCTCATCTCTAACATTACGACCAACTAATTGACATTCACCATCTGTCATTTCTCCCAATGAATCATTGAAGTATGAGTTGGTTCTCTCATCAGTCCATGCAAATACAACGGGTTCATCAAGGTCGGAGTCGATGACGGCGATGACGGTTGTGAACTTATCATCGCCTGTGTCACACTCAATATCATACCACCATTTGCGCGGTTTCCACTGAGGCATCTTTGTGCATTCTTCAATCAAGTATTGGTCGATGAAACGCATGTCAGCCTCGTATGATTTGCTGAACATTTGACTCATTCTTTTTAGGTCATACGGGTTGTTCGTTTCAATACGATACAACACATTACCATCAAGACCTTTGTAGGTCTTATCCCTGTGAATCTTTGCTTGTGGATATGCGCGCTTGAATTGCTTGAAGCGCACTTCCGGCGTTGCCGCTGAAACATAGAAGTGGGGTTTGTAATCATCAACAGTTTGCTCAACAAGTTTACCATGCTCTCTCCATCTCATATAGAGAGTAGGAGGCGTGTCGTCGTGATAGATAGCGTCAGCAATCATTCATCATCACCCCAATTCGCATCCTTGCATTCTTGTTGACTCCAACCGTGGACTTCTTTCATGTGTGCGCTAATAGTTTCTCTATCGTTTGACATTACAGTAGTGCAACCACAAAGATATGCGTACATACACAAATACAGGGGCTTCTTCATGCGTCCACCCCTTCTTGATGTTTCAATATTAGAAGACAAGCCAACTCATTATGACTAATGATAAGCGCATTCTTATTTCCCATTCTAAGAGTTACTTCACCACTTGGCATGATTGATAACAACTTAGGGAATTGTGACGAAAACACAGTTTCAGCAAATGCATTGCTGGTAAGTTCATCAACATGTATTGTGCGTGACATTGTTGTTCCGCGCATGTTACCTGCGGTGATTGTCATACACTCATCATCCATCTTAACTCGTATAGGAGCGTCTTTGGCTACAACCTTACTCATAGAACTCAACCCATGCAATTCACTCATAGAAGCAGTAGCATGATATTGTATATCCGCGCGACCTAACTTAGTCCATTTGTTGTTAACGGCATTAGAGATAGCCACCTTTGCTCTATCAACAGATTGATACGACAATACATTGTCATGCGTAGGTGTGCTAAATCGTTGATTACCGTTACTTACAGTTAGCATGTTACAAGTGTGTCGAACATAGGTAGTATCTTCATCACAAGATTTGAGAAACGCGCCTAATTTATGGACATCGGGGATGCATAGTTTTCCCGGCTTGTATTGCTTACCGGCTGTTACACTGATTGGTTTCACCATGATACTCTTACTAACATAGTGAGTCGCCACATCAGCAACTCCTTTCATTGCCATATCTTCAATGCTGCATTGCAAATCATCAACACCCTCTCCGAATCCTGTTACGAATCCTCTCAGAATATCAGTGTTAAACACGGCTTCGACCATAGGCATTAGACATCAACTCCTAAGTGTCCTAGTGCTATTGCTATCGCATTACACTTGGGGCAAACGGGGAGTTCTTCATCCTCCCCTATTGTCTCCATCTCTCCTTTCGCGCCGCATAGTCTTGGTTTCTTTTTTCCTTTAATGTGCATTACTTTTTGTCTCATCAGTATCACCTTCTCGTATGTATCTCAAACAGATGCAATCGTGGAATTGAATATACACTTCTTTTGTAGTTGGGTGGATTAGTCTTTCTTGGACCGCGCCTGTTCCTTTACATTGAATGCACTTCTTGTCCGGCTTGGCTACCCACCTACTGTAAATACAGTGGCAAGGCTCGTTGATGTGTTCAACATCAACGGCCTCGCCTTCCCAATTCCTCACAACAGATTCAGTCCAAACTTCACCTGTTCCTTTGCAATCTTTACAGTTAGGGTCCGCCTCCCACACATATTCATCTTCCGCGCTTCTTGATTCAGCGTTGTTATGTGCTGGCTCACCTGTCTTTTTCCATTCACTCATACTTGGCCCTCTCTCAATTCCGGTAGTCCGTACCATTCTAGCGGTTGGCCTTCTTTGGTTACCATGATGGTTCTTCTTTGGTCTAGCAAATCCGGGTTAGTCTTGCACTTGACGAACTCAACTTCGTATCGAGTTTCACCTGTACTCTTGCCGTTCTCGTCGCGCACCTTCTTCTTATGGAAGTACAGAACTTGGTTCAGATAGTTAGCAGTATGCTTTTCCCATGCTGCTTTTTTACCAACCACTGAACCTGTCTTATCTTGTAAGTCCTTGAAGTGGGTTTCAAAGTAAACATTGACACCGAGTGACATTAGTGTGCGCGCAATAGTTGTCAATTGATGGAACCTTGTAGTTCTGATTTGCCAATTGAAACGCATACCAATCTGTTCATGCGGTTTGACTTTAGCACCAATACCGTCCGGTGCAGTACCTAAGTCTTCAATGAACATACAGTTCTTAGCGACTTCATCCCATAGGTCAACCGCAGTAATTAGAACCGAGTGTAGTCTTGGCTTGTCACCGGGCCGAGCCGCCCAATCAACAAGTGTTTGTCCTATCTTCATCACGCGTCTGTGTGTTGCTGGATAGTCAATTGCTTCACGAATCTCTCCGTCTTCATCGAATGTTTCAAACATTACATTTGGATTCAAGCAGCGGATATTGTTAGCGTGTTCTCGGTGATGAGTTACGCGTGTAGTTTGTCCTCCACCATCAAAGTCTAGTACAAAGATTACATCTCCGCGCTTCTTTGATTCTTCGTCCATGCTGTCAAGAACGATGCCGGTTTTACCGACACCTTCGGGTCCAACTAATCCACAGAAAATCATGTTGTTAGGTACAGTTTCACCTGCGTTAACTATCTCATCCCATACTGATTGGGCGATTGGTTTACTATGGCTTTGCTTCTCTTCAGTCAATCCTTCCGATACAGTTTGTTTCAACTGTCCTTCGTATTCGACTTCTTCGTTTACTTGGGCTTGTAGGTCTTTTAGGTTAGGCATTGTTTCACTCTCCATATTGGCTTGTTGAAGTTTCGCCTCCCTCACCTGCTGGAATTGCTAGGCGAGGAACTGCGAACACTCCGAATGTCTTGATTGCTGGTTGTGGTCCATCATCAGTTACGCGCACACTCAATCGTCCAAAGACAATGACTGTTGACTTGACTGCGTATGGTTTCCAACCTTCATCGGTTGCAACTTCAAATGGATGGCCTTCATCACCTAGTAGTCCATGAATATAACATGGTAGGTTTTGGCGCATTCCACCGTTGAATGTTCTCATTAAGTCAAAGGAACTGATGCTCATTGAGTAGTCACGACCAATAGGGTCCCACTCAGATTCACGCGCTTCCTTTCTCATATCGCTTACTTTACCACGAACAAAGACTAGAGGGCCAACAGGGTTGTAGCCCGGAATAACTTCTTGCTTTGTTTCAAATACTTCAGCAAGTAGTGAAAGGTCTTTGACATAGTTACTAGATTCGGGAATCAACTTGTCCGGTCTGATTACCGCTTGTAGTGTTTCATCAACGAAATCGTTACCGAACTTGATTGCACCCGGTAGCGCAAATGCATTGTAAGTGTCAGCCCATTCCGGCTTGACATTTGCTGATTGAGCGCGCACCTTGAGAGTGCATTCGCTGAACAGTTGTGGTACGAACCAATTGTCGGGGTCTGATGATGTAACAGTAATTCTCAACAAGCGTTGGTCATCTAGGAAATTGTCTTTCTCGTTACCGAAGAAGTAGTATGTGCGTTGCCATCGGTAAGGTGTAATAGGTTCACCGTAGCGACTCCATTCGGGGTTGTTTTGTAAGATAGCAAGTTGAAGTCCGTTCTCTTCATACAAGAACCACGGTGTTTCGTCTGCTGGTTCATCAGTCTTAACCTGTTCTTCGCCCTTGTCTAGCATCCATACACCATCTTCTGTGTATGCGCGTGCTACAACTCCAAGTTGAATTGCTTCATCAAGGTCTTTCATCGCTGCTTGAACTGCTGGTTCGCGCTTTCTCTGTTGACCATCTCTCATCTTAGGGTCAACTCCGACAAAGTAACCGACAAGTTCGGTTGCGTTTGCTGATGATGTACCGGACATCACTCTTCTTTCAACTACAAATGTTTCCGCGGCATCAATTAAGAAGTCATCTTCTTCGTTAGAGAAGTCATCAACTCCAAGTTCCATCTTTAGGTATGTGAAGAAGTCTCCTGTGGCATCGTCAAGCGTCTTGTTGTGCTTTTCCGCCCACCACTTTAGGCGTTCCTCAACATCCGGGTGTAGTCCCGCGTTGTTATCTGTACTGCTGGCTTCGTTTTGGTTTAGGTTCGGCATATCATTGTCCTCCTGTATTGTTGTCTTGTTCGCATAAGGCCGCTACAAAGTAGTCGATAAACGACTCATCTGATAGAGGCCATTGGTGCATCTTCATTACGAAATTACCCCATACGACCAAGAAGGCATATAAACTTTGGGAGTCTAACCCAATCGTTTTCACATGTTCGTGGATTTTATACATCATGTGATGTATTGATGACCCACTTTTACTGAGTTCTAGCATAGACTTGTGAACTTCAATCCAATCTCCGGCTGAAATGTCTAGTGCTAGCGAATCAAAATTAGTTTGATTATCTTGAATTGTCATACCGCTTTCGATATGATTACCAATCGCGCGAAGGTCACCGTTGTAGTATGAATGCAATACTGCAAGGTCATCGTTAGAAACCTTACCTGTCCTAGAAAGTAATAGTTCGGCATACGCGCGTATCTGATTTAGGGAATATGGTTTGAATCTGAACTGTACGCAGCGAGATTTGATAGCAGATATTATTGATGAATCATCATTGCAAGTGAGAATCCACCAGCAGTTACTTTTCTCCATCATACGCTTCAAGGCTTCTTGCGCTTGTTTTGTCATACCTTCAAACTCATCTAGCAGAATGAGTCTTTGGTTCCAAAGAGAACTGCTGTATGCAGTTTCCTTTATCTTGTTCCTCACCGCATCTATACCCCTTTCATCAGAAGCATTGTACTCAATCAAGTCAAGTCCTAGATGATGTGCAATGATGTATGCGGCAGTTGTTTTTCCTAGACCCGGCCCACCGCTGAATAGTAATCTTTGGGGGCTATCACCATTCCATTCATCGAGATAGAATAGCGGGTTGCTTGGGTCGTCGTGTCCTATGTAGTCTTCAATTGTTTTCGGCTCAAATGGCATCGTCGGATTCCTCCATCCACCGGACAGGATTTGACGCGGCCCTTATAAGGGGTCGAATCGGCGTGCCCCCTTTTCTCGATATTATCGTATTATTATCATAATAAAAATAAATAATTATTATTATAATAATAATAGTATATTCTTGATAATAGAATCCAACAAGCGCAGAAGTGGAACTTCATCTATTATCTATCATGTCGATGATTTCCTCTATCTTTTCGTGCGTAGGGTTTCGTTTCTTGTATTCCATTAGCCGAATCATCTTCAGCATATTCGCAGCGTCATATACATGTTCCTTGACGGGGGCGAGTATTCGTATGACTTGCTGAATCAGTTCGGGGTCTTTGATGATTCGTGCGTTCACACCTTTCGTGGATAACCACATGTTGAGGGCCGGTTCATCCTTTCGGCTCACCAGCACACGCCTCTCCACCCTGTAACCTATTCGTGTATTGGGTGCGAAATGCACGCTGATTTGAAAGCGGCAATCTCTCGCTAGCCATCCGAGAAAGAAGGAGTCGTCATCCATTCACTCACCTCTCTCCAATAAGTCACCGATTTGAATAGCGTCTGATTGTCCGAGCGTGGTATCTATTCGGGTAAGATATGGTGCGCGCATCTTCTTCTCATCATGGTCGTAACCTAGTGAATGGAATATACCAACTAGACCTTCGTCTATATCCATCATGCCTTGAGCGTCATACAGTCTTGTCAATTTGTCCGGTATGTCATCTGCTTTGACATACGCATATCCCACAGGATATGGGTCAAATCCATCTAGCGCAGCAATCTTAATTCGTATTCCTTCTCCTTCTCTGAACCCACCGAGTATGATTAGCGGGATGTCAAATGTTCTTCTTGGCACAACAAAACCTCCTATCGCCCCACTATGAAAGTAAGGTCGGTCACCATCTATCAGACGCAGCGTTTCCCCCTGCTCTAATGATTGGACTATCGCTCTCAGATGTGCGCGGTCTTTCACTTCTTTCGGATTGCGGGCGCGCTCACTTCTATCTTGTTTCCACATTTCGGGATTCGTTTCAGTGTGAAGGAACTCGACTATGTTATCTTCACTGTCGATTTCACAGACGCAATCATATGAAACTGAAAAAATAGGGTTACGGGCCACGCGCCTCGCGTCTGAATCAAAACAATAGACGGCATCTCCCCTTCGATGCGCGTAGTAATGTTTTCCTTTTACAATGATGTAATGAGTATTTTTGAAAGGCAGCGACCACTTATTCCATCGGGAATATCTTGGTGCTTTGAATGGGTATGTGGGTTGGATGATGTATTCATCGGGAAGAGTTTCGTTTAGCGCGCGTTGGATTACTTCACCTGCTGGCATGATGGAACGCATCTTTTGCAGATGTCTTGTATCATATTTCGTAACGGTTGCTACTGCGCTCATAATTCGTCTGTAATTGAGAGAAGTGCGACCAAAGGCGTAGCCCCAAAACAACATAGCCGCTAACCTAGACATTGACTTGAAAAGAATATCAGCATTCAATTCGCCTTTGGTAATCATGTCTTTCATTTCAACAGCCTGTCTTAGCGTGATAGACTGTTCGACATCTGATGGAGATTCGCTTGCAAGAAGCGCGGGCATCTCTTCTTCGTCCATGAGTGACCTGTATTCTTCGGGGAACAGCCCATAAGATTCGGCTAGCATGGATATTACATGGTGACTTTTGATGGAAGTTCGTGGGCTTGCGCAACATATCGTTATAATTTCGTGTGCGTCTATGGCATTCGTCTTGAACAATTCGGCTAGTATGCTCTTGTCTTTCGGCTCAGTTTGTGCAGCATATACTGCGCTCGCTAAGTCCTCAAACAACATCATTATTCCTCAGACATGGCTACCTGTTTCAGCATTTCTAACCCCAACTCAGAACGGTGTGAATTATCATAGAAGATTAACCCACGCAAATGTGGTGGAATTATTTCTCCCATATATTCGCTTGGCATAACATATACAGAACCGTCAGTCATTTTCGTGAGCAACTCGCCTTTGTCAACGATGTCTATGATTTCGTGTCTCTCCATCACAGTGTCACCTTTCCATGAAAAGAATAATTGGTCACCCGCAAGTAAGTGATAGTCCATTGGACTTACCTCGACTTGGTGCTGCACACCTTCTTCATCGAGAGTCTTGATAAGAACACGCCACGCTTCTTGCGCGTCGTCAAGCAAAAGCCATTCGGGTTCGTGTAGGTCGAAATTGACTAGCGGTATTCCACTTGTAGGACAAGTCCATTCTTGCGCGCTCTTCTGTGCTGCTGCTTGCGGGTCGTAAATCAATTCGGCATCGTCTGAAATTAACTCAATGCCTATTTTTTTACAGACTTTCTCTATCCTTTGTAGCGGCATCACCGATGCTGGACTCGCCTTCGTGATAATTAATTGCGTATCGCTATCTTTGCGTATAACCGCGTCAGCGATACCCCAAGTATCACCGATAGCCATGCGTTCTATATGTCCTTGCGTCCATTGAATATCATCATCAGTGGGTTCCCATTTGTCTTCAATCATATTTCCTCACTCCTAAACCATCGGAACTTCATACAGCAGCGCGCCGGTACTAAAATCATGTCGCGCTTTCTAGTATGGAGTGCAATTTGATGTGGGTCGATTTGGTCGCCGCATGAACATACAACGATGTCACCGAGAAGATGCGATACATAATCGAAGCCGTCGATTACATGGTCGTTACCGTCACTCGTCCTTATCGAGATACCTTTCAGACTCGCTAAATCTCCGTCCGGTTTGATTAAGTCACCACTGTCTGTAAAATCAGCGACGGTGATGTTGTACTTTTTCGGCACATTCACCCCGAAGCGCGAAAAGCCTTTTAACTTTGTTCCGAGAAAAGCGGCATCATCTCGTATATCTTGTCTGTGAAATCACAGTGAATCTCAATCTTGTGAAAGATACCCCACGGAACGGTGCGATAGATTATCATGTCAACAAGTTCGCCTTTGTGTGTACCACAAGGACATTTGTCTGTTGGTATTATGATTACTTCAAAGTCTTCAGTTTTCGTTGCCGCGCTCATATCTCCATCTCCTTGTAAAATGCCTCTAACCTTTCCTCTTCTTGTTTGAGAATGAATTGTAATAGTTTTGATTCAACCTTATCATATTCCCAAGTTGTTGATATTGATTGTTTACCTGTTATGGAGTTGCGCCTCAATATACCTTCATCAGCAAGGTTGTCGTGAGCCATACATTTCAAGGTAGTAGGGGTGTGTGACCAATGCTCTAATTGTTTCCACACAACCTTCACATCACGGTTACAGTCAATACAAAAATGGATGTGTTGTGTACCGCGTCTGCTATTCATGTGCGCAAACCCACTTTCTTCCGTCCACTCCATGTTAGTTTTCCTTTCAATCAGTAATTGATTACCACATTCAGCGCATGACTTTACGCGCACCACTTCCCATAGGCGCACCTCTCTTGTGTCATCACTCATAGATGAACACCTGCCATTCTTGCCGGTATGACTTCGTTTATGTTACACTTATCACAAGCGTCGCCACCATGACTCAACATGTGACCTATGCCTTCAAACCACTCTTCGCACAACTTACATTGGTAGGTGCTATCTCTAATCACATTCATGCGTCCGTTACAGTTCTGCGCGCCACATTTACCTGCGACTCGCTTCTGTACTCTTCCACATTCTGTGCATTTCCTAACGGTGTGTCCTTTACTCATTGTTCCTCATCTCCATCGTCGTTGAATATCTCGACTTTGTTATCATAAGTCATATTGTATTTGTTTGCTGCAATGATAGAAGCGTGTCTAGTCAATTGAAAGATATTGTAATCTCTAAACATAGTTAGTTTAGAAACCTCTTTGCCCTCGTAGTCGCGCGTTTCCATTTCTTTCTGCATCATTAAGACTTCAAATATCTCTCTCCTAAGATTCCTAAGCGACTTCCTAGCCATTCTCGCTAGTAGTTTATCGGGTAAATCTTCTAACGCAACTTGTCTGCCGCTTCTCAAAGTGATGTTGTGTGTTTGAGCAGTTGGTATTCTCTTTCTGCCTGTGAACTCACATTGTTCACACCCTTCTCCTAAGCACATTTCACATAAGTCTTGTATTTCTCCTGTCATACCATAACCTCCAATCCTTCATTCAGTTTTTCTAGTAGTGCTTTGCCAATTTCATCACGCGTCTTACCGGATTCACCGTCAAGGACACGCTGAACTAAGTCTGCCTTCTCAGCAACCACTTGGTCAAATAGCACATCTATTGTGTCGTTTGCCGACAAGACTACCTTGTGGCAAGTGGACTCTTCTTGTGTCATACGGCGAACACGCGCCGCTGCTTGTTGTTCCCATGCTGGAACCCATTCACGCTCAACGAACAGTGTAGTGTTAGCATAGTCCAAGTTTACTCCTTCACGCATAGCGTTAGTGGAACAGACAAGGAAGTTAATGTTGCCTTGCTGAAACATAGCGATACTCTCTTGTCTTTCTCTATCACTGATACTACCTGTAATTTCACAAACGGTGTAACCGGCATCGCCGTGTAGTTTTTCACATAAACTGTCAATCACATCTTTGTGATGCGCGAAAATAACCAACGGCTTACCGTTCTGTTCAAAGTAAGTAGTCGCCCACTTAGCCGCAGCATCAACTTTGAGTCGCCCCGCTATGTGTCTGAGTTGACCCATCATGTTGAGAGCGAAGCCCGCGCTAGTTGAACCGAAGTTCGCCTGTTGCTTGACCCATTCCTCCATCCATGAGTTATACTCCACCTTGTACGCTTTGATTGCCTCCGGTGGTAATTCAAGATTGATGATAGTTTCAACCAAGTCCGGCATCTCACCTGCTATACGCGGGTCATCCATTGACCTGCGTAGCATGAAGTCACGCAGTATGTGGTTGAGTGGTGTGGTTACACCGTCACGACTTGTGTCAATGTTAGATGAACCACTGAAATCCCAACCAAACGCATTCTTTCTAGCGTTACAATACTTCTTGGCGAAAGTAAAGTAGTTAGAGAATGTCGCCGGTAGCATCATGTTCAATGATGTAAAGAACTCAGAAGGTCTATTCGTGATTGGTGTACCGGATAATGCGATGATACCATCTTTACCCTTAGCCAACTTTAGCGCGGCTTTGGTAGTCTGTGCCTTTTGGTCTTTGATACGATGAACTTCGTCAAAGATGATACAGTCAAAATTAATCGCCATCAGATGGTCTAAACGCTTACTGAGAATATCGTAGTTGATTATATGAAACCGCGCTGGTTTGATAACACCCTCCCATCCATTGATGATGAAAAAGTCCTCATTTAACCACTTAACAATTTCATTACCCCAATTGTGTTTAACGATAGAGGGGCATACGATTAACACCTGTTGATGACCTGCTAATTCAGCACAAGCGAGAGCCTGTAATGATTTACCAAGACCCATCTCATCAGCAATTAGAATGCGCTTGCGTCCACCTGTCATATACATGACCGGCGCGACTCTTTGATACTCGCGCATGTTTGAGAAGACCGGCCAATTAGGTAACTCAATGTCGGTATCAACCGCGCTTGATAGTTCCACTCGTTGAAGTGTAGCAGCGTGTGATTGCTTGACATATTCGTTATCCTCGATAGCATCAGCCAACGGTGCGAAGTGTGGTCTTACTGCATTAGCAACGGCCATAGCCGTAGCAATAGGAATCATCCACTTCTTATCTTTGTTGACCCACTTAGCGTTACCTGCTGCCGCGTCTTTCATAGCAGCGTTGATGTCTTGCCAATTAGGTTGGAAATCCCATTGCATCAGAATCTTGTCCGGTGCTGAGAACTGTATGGTAGCGTTTCCGACAGGCGTTTCAATAGCCGCCTCATCGTATTCTAACCCTTCCACTGTGATGTCGTTATCAGCGAGAAAAGCGAGTGCTTTCTCTATGACATCCGCGCGGTCTGAAATCCACCACAGACCTTTGTTTCCATTCCAACCGAAGCAGTAATGATTAGCGTTCATGTGGGCTTTCATCTCATCCTTCAAGTCGAATGGTATTTTGTTGAGCGCGATTTTGCCACCGAAGTTGTCTGTATATCTTTCAAATGTTATGTTCATTCCGCATCAGCCTCGTAACAGTTGTAACAAGTCCAGCCTTCTTCTTGCAGGTCGTCGTCTAATAGATGGCAATTGCATTGTATCTTCTTCTTTTCACTCATTCTTCCTCTCTCCTTTCAGATAGAAACTCGCTTAGTTCGATGTCATCGTCACCATCTGCGATTGTAAGCGGTGGTGGATGAACTAATACGGCATCAACTTCAACACCACTCTTTTCGCATATCAACTTGATACGATTCACTTTCATTTTGTCATCGTTCAAATCAACTCTAACAACTTGCCAACGATAGCCTCCACCTTGAGGGTCTTGGCATTCCGCTATGGATTGCAGTTGTTCTGCGCGTTGTTCCATTTTCTGTGCTTCTAGCATCATCGCTAGTTGTTTCTCTCTTAATTTTTCTATTGCGTCTTGTGCATTCATTCTTCTTCGCCTCCATAGAGTTCGGGTTTATCGTCGCCCCACATCAAATGTTTTCGAGTCCTTTCATAAAACTCACGATTTGATTCGATTGTAGGGAGTTCATCGGTTACAACAAATGGCGCGTTTTCTGCGCCAACATAGAAGTTACCAAACAGGGTTGTTTGTCCTTCGGGTAACCTAGTATCAATTACCGCGGCTACATCATTCAACATCTTCATCAGTTCTTCGTAACCTTTCGGCTTCTTCTCGCCCCACTTGATTGCAGCAGCGCGAGTGTTTCTGTATAGCCATCTAGCATTGTCATTAGATACCAACGCCCACTTGACAAGCGGGTGTCCGTCTAATCCTTCAAAGGGTAAATCGTCTGTGTCCTCACCATTCGCTTTGATTGCTGAAACTATGATACGCGCACCGTCGAAGGCAGCACTCTCGCAGTCTAACCAACACATAGCGTTAGCACTCAGAACAGGGTTTTCATCTAGTACAAAGAAACTCATTGAGTCCACCCCTTAATTGTGTCAATAATGTAGCCCCATTCAGCACCACATTCAGTGTCGCCCCACTCAAGAGCCATGTTTGTTTCAGCAAGAAGGAGTATTTTCTGTTGTTGCTTACGCAATCGCTTGACTTCTTCGCATTTCTCTTCGTATGCTTTGAGGATTTTAGGCGCGTCTTGGATTAGATTCCTGTCAGCCTTGCTATTTCCCTGCATGGCCCTGTTGAAATCCATGTGATATGGGATGTGCCACAGTGATGTCGCTAAGAAAGAATCCGTTGTCTCTTCGGGTTCCCCTTGTCCTGTTACTTGCCAAAACTCAATGGGTGTGCGTCCTTCGTATCTGCTTGTGTCAATATCAGTCATTCAATCACCCCTAGTATCTTCGCGATTCTGTTTAGGTACTCAGCATGACTATGCTTAGGATTAGATGTGAACGCGTCTTCAATTTCAAAACCTATATCTTGAAGTCTGTTCTGCGCTTCTATGTGGTCTTTCATCAATTGATTGTATGCTTCTAGTAATGTATCTTCATTCATTGTATCACCCACCATGAAGGCGCGGGAGTTCCTCTCTCCCACTTAGCGAAGTGTGCTTTGCCGCGCAAGTAGTATTGACGGTAAGCCTCAACTGCGGTGAACTTAGATGTATCATAAAGGTCATCCATGTCGGGGTTGTCTTTCTGAAAAGCGCGAGCAAACTCAGTCAAACCTCCAATTGGAATCATGTGAAACAAGTCCATCATTTGATAGATAGGTGCTTGACAAGCATGAGTTCTTTGGAATCGCTTCTGATACTCGCGGCATAGCGCGATACCTAGATGAGCAGTCCATAGGTAGTTCATGTGTGTATCACCCACAAAAATAGTGCATGGGTGATTGTGATAGCCCCCCTTGTATGGCTTGCCGGATGTCTGAGCAATAGGCATAACTTCGTCTGTTGCACCGTGACGACGCAAAGCCGAGGCCATCATCTGCGCGGTTTCCACAATTAGTTTAGGTACATGCTTGTCGCAATGCATTTCTGCCGCGACGATAGGGTTCTCGTCTAATACAAATATGTTCATTGGTATTCCTCCTTGAGTTCATATTCATACACTACGCCATCCTCTTCATCAAGAATGTTATACATTTCTGTTCTGATTATTCCATCACAAGTTTCTGAATACTTGTTTATAGGAAACTCGTATCTATCTATGAGTCCATAGTCATCGGGGCATACATCATAGTTCTCGACAGCCTCCCATAGTGCATTGGCTGACATCACCATGTCTATCAGTTGCTCTTTACTATAATTCATCAGCCTCTCTTTCTCTTGCTTAACCCATTCCAATCTCTTTCGCAGTTCTTCACTCATTCAAAACCACCTGTGTTTGGATTGAAGGTCGTGTTCAGTACAACGCTATCATCAATGTGCGGAACATTCCACTCTTCGTATTTGGTTAGCCAATTCATGTGAACCTTCACCTTCTTACCTATGCGCTTGTTATCCATCTCGCAATCAGTAATCTGCACGATAGCATTAGTTCTCTTCTTCTCAATGATGATACCCCAAGTCTTAGAGTTGGCGCGGTTAGTCCAATAGACTATGCTACCTTGCTTTAGCAACGCTCTCATTAGTTTAGCGCGCTGCTTTCTCTTCGCCTTTATCTCATCAACTATCATATCATTCAAGGAAAGCAGGTCGCGTTCCGATAATAGTTTGATAGCATTTTGTATCTTTTGTAAGTCATCACTCACTTTCATCCACTCCTTCTTCTTCTTTCTCTGCTTGTCGCGCTTGCCACCAAGCATCACCTTCAGTAGCAATCTTGTGTTGCGCGGCTTGAACAATATGTTCGTTGCCAAAGTTCAGCGGTGGGAGTTGTCCTCCAATGATACCGCCGTGTTTGATAATCAATCTCATCAATCTATCCGCAGAACAATAGCCTTCCATCTTGGTAACCTTGTTGTAACCTTCGGGGTCGTTTGGTTTGTCAATCAATATCTCAACTGCACCATACGCGAAAGCCTCATCGCTCTTTGGTGAGCAGTAATGTGTGCTAGACGCTTGAACAGAAATGATAGTTCCATCAGTGCATAGTATTGGTATTCTCTTAGCCATCAGACTCGCCTCCACATATTCTTAGACTTACCTTCAACTGTGAAACTTCTTTCCCAATTAACAACTAACTCATAGTCGCTAGACTTCTTGAATATCCTATTCAGTTTGTGAGTCGAAGGTATCTGTCTCAGTGTCGTCTTCTCATTGTTGCGCGTACCTGTCATACTCAAAGCCTCTCTTACTTGTTTCGCAGTAAATGGCTTAGTCGTATCTAGTTCGCTTCTTTCTATCGCATTCAGTATAAATTGTTCGTGTCTATTTATTCTCAACATACTCATTCTAACCACCTCTCATGGTACTCCCCTAGTCCAACTCTAGTGCCTGTTCGGTCTTGCGTGCAAGGTGCTAATACAAACCACCAATCGCGGCAAGGGGAAACAAATCTCGTCAAGGGCCAATCATCTTCTGCGCCTTGAAGTACAACTAACTCATCTGTCTTACGCTTGTATTTTTTATTCAAGGTTTTCAGATTGTACGAACTTAGTACGGCTGAACCAATCTGCAAATGTAAATGACTATTAGTAAGCAATCGCAAGTGATGTGATTTGATAACACCTATACCATCCATTGTTTTCTGAAAGAAGTTGCCGTTCTTATTTTCGTCAACATTGAATCCATGTTTCATTAGGCAATCCATCTTAGCCTCATCGCTACGCGGGATGATTAACACCGTTGCATCGGGGCTAACTAAACCATTGAACACATTGTTCTGCGGGAGTGTAAAATCAAATCCTTCTTTCATCCATGTGTCAGCATCATTCCTCATCTTCAAACACCTCTTCGTTCTCGTTGTACTCACAACCGCAAGTGATGTAACCTACACCGTCAACATCCATAGACTCGTCACGGTGTGTGTTACCACAGTAGTCGCAATCTGTGAAACCTTCAGTCATAGTATAGACATCCTTGTCAATAGTTAGCATAACCGGAGGGAAACTGTCCGCGTTTGTTTCAAACACAGGTCTGAACTTAGCGCGGATAATCTCTCCACCATCAGGGTTGTGACGAACCATATTAGCGGGCATGACACAAAGCATACCGGAGTCAACACATAGAGAATAGTCTGCGATTTTAACTTCGCCGTCGCCACCTAGTCCACTGTTGTAAATAGTGATGTTACCATTAGGTAGTGTAACATCAAGTCCGTTGTCACCTACACTCTTACCATCCATAGCGTCTATCAAATCTTCGTAGTAGTATTTGTCAAGCGCGTAGCATGGGTCACCGATATACCATGACGGTGTAGGGTCATGGATAGTATCAGCGAACACACTTACAGGGAACATAATGTTAAGAGTATCATTGTAGTGATTTCTCCCTCTCTCTAACTCATCGTAGTTACCATCGCTTGATAGTTCAACACCATCAACGCAACGATACAAAGCCATGTAGCAAGCGACAATAATGTAGTCGTAATCTCTGCGGTTTGTCTTTGTGAAAGTGAAGTGAACACCCTTTCTCTTCAACCATTCTTGTGCTTTAGGTTCACGCGGTATAGAGAACCATTCACAGTTACCTTTGACTTGGATTACATCATCTTCCAATACAACTCCCTTGCCTTCCCACTCTTCAGTGATGGTCAAGGCTAGGATTTGATTCTTCAATGACATCCATTCGCTATCAGTAATCTTGCGCGCTGGAATCTCTGCGTAGTGTGTGTAACCCATCAAGCATCACCTATCCTCTTGAACGCTCTTTGTAATCTTGAATTGATTCGCGCTTGTTCTTTGAGTTGCTTCTGTATGTCGTTAACAATTCCATCATATTCTGCGAAGACATCTCCATTCAATGAAACATACGATTCAATCTGATTGTGCATAGCCGTCATCTCAAGACAGTTTCGCATAATTTTAGATACGCTATCCCATTGGTTAAGCGCACTCATATCGTTGACGGATATAGCACCCGCCATCAATTCCATTCGCCAATCAATTGTTTCATCAAAGCGAATGTATGCTGCGTTACCCACTAATTTAGTACACAAAAAATCATTCACCCTTTTTAGATGGGTATATGTTGCCGGTATTGAACGAGGGTATGCTTCCATCACAGACTTCTTGTGATACCATTCTTTCCCATCAATAATAACAGGCTGTGTTTCATTCATAGACCTTTCAAGATTAATCATGATACCTTCTTCTGCTGATGAGGGTTTAGATTCAATAGACAACATTAGTCCACCACCCAATCGCCACTCTTCTTCCTACCTTCAGCACTAGCGATGTTCGCAGCCATGAAGTTAGCAAGTCCTAACTTATCCACATCACCCCACTCTTCACGCTGGAAGCGATAGAATTGTTCCACATCCATACCATAAGGTGCAGCGTATTGGAACTCACCAATCGCGGGGTTGAAGATAGTTGGCGTGGAACTCTTACAAGGTTCTGCGTGAATACTACCTCGGTGTCCGGTCATGTTCAAGTCGCGTGTCTTCCAAGTCCATCCCCAAGCAGCGCGACAGTGTTCGCCCTTGCAAGGACAGTCACCTAGCATTACAGGTCTGCCATCCATGATGGCTACACCCATTACTCTATCCGGTGACCCTGCAATCTCAATCGAGGCTTGTAACTCGGCTTCACCAAATGTTCTGCCGAGAACTTCCATGCGGTTGTCATCGTTTAGGTCTATTACTTCTTGAACTGCGCGTGTCAGTCCTGTGTCTGTGCTTTTGTTTTGTGCATTCAATTTCCATTCAGTCATTGTATCAACCTCCCTCTTTTCAAAGGGAACCATGATGTTACTAGAGCCGCAAGACTTCTCGCAAACTCCTAGAATATTATGTGTGCCAACTTTGGCATCCGCTACTTCATTGAAGTGGCCGCACTTACAAGTCCAACCAACAGTCATTGACCCAACTCCTTGTGAAGAACTTGTCTTAGGTTAATGTGAGGGTAGCCGTCAGCATCAACAGCGTGTAGCGCAAACAAAACAATCCTCTCTATCCTTTCGATAGTTACACCGTAGTATAGAGCCGCGACTTGAACAAACGAAAGTCCGTATTCGTTAGGGAACTTGTTGTCTTCAAACAATGAACCTAGTCCACTTGGGGTATCAATACCTAGTCGTTGACGCTGCCTCTTCTTCTCATCTTCTAATGGTTGGAACACCTCACTGTGATTTATTGGTTGGTACTTAGGCTCAATCTTCTTACGAACAATCTGTGCTGCTTCTTCAACCGCTTCGTCTATTGCTTCAAGCGGTGTCTTAGTGTAGTCGCTTTTGCTGAACTTAGGGATAGGGATTTCCTCTCCACTAACATCTTCAGTTATTCCGTTAGGCATGTAGCAAACATTCTTTCCACACTTCTTCTTGGAAATCATTTCCTTCTTCGCGGCATAGGATAAGGTAGCACCGACTTTCAATTTGTCAAGTGCTTTGGTTCTCTTATGTGCGCGCTTGTGTTTGCCGTAGTTTTCTTTGGTCTGACTACTGATTCTGTTCCACACTTCTTCAACAGTAACGGCTTTACCTATACTGTTAACGACGCGTGCAACGAATTGCACTAGGGTTTCTTTGCTGGTCTTCTTGAACTTAGTGTTCTTCTGCTTCTTTGGGGGCATATTGTTTTCCTCCGTTTCGCTACGCGCTCATCATTCCATGAGCAACGATAGTCGAAGAGGCGGGGGAGGGTGCAATGTTCGGGGATGACAAATGAACAGATGCGGGGATGCATGATGATGCACCCTCCCCCATATGGTTGAGGTGTTTTTGCTATGCGCTGTGGTTATCCTCAAACCACAAGTGTAATCTTTTTTCTCTCTCCAATAAGGGAACTACTGAATAATCAGTTTGCTTGTGCTTGCACAGTAACCTTCCATGTTTCGTGGAACTCCGGTATCTCACCCATAGGTGTCAAGACCTTCTTCTCAAACTTAGGCTGGTTGTTGACATACTTCTGTGAGCCATCCGCGTTTAGCACAGGCTTACCGTATGGAACCATCAACTTGTCGGGGTTCTCTTTGAACCACTGACCCATTGCTTCCAAGTCATCAACAGGTTGGACTTGTACTTCATAGATAGGGTTACCTTCGTCGTCTTTACCGACTTGCACTTCCTTAGCCATAGCCTTAGCGTAAGTGTCAACTGCTGCGAAAGCAATCTCTTCAAACATGTTGGTGGCTTTGGTGGAACGCTTCATCATAGTTTCAACACCCTGCTTGTTACCTTTCAGAAGTCTCTTACCATCAGTCCAAATTGGATTGTGAGTAATCATTCCCGATACAGTCTGCATAGCGTGGAACATTGTACCTGCTGCTGCCTTGTCTGCCTCAGTGGTTAGCGCAACATAGTCTAGGTCGGGGTTCATCCAACCGGAGTGGACTGTGTTGTATGCGTGACCGCCAAGAATCTTTACCGCGTCTTTGCTTAGGCTAGCCGCGTTCAGCATTGGGTTGCCGTTCTTGTCCTTTGGTAGTTGGTCTAGGTCTGCAACTTGAACTGTAACCTTTGGTTGTGCTACGAGTCCGTGATTGTTGAACACTGTCATTACCTTGTCAAACATGTTTGCTTCAATCGGCAAGTGTCTGAAGATGTTGGTAGCAATCAAGTTCTTGCGCGACTCAAGCATAGCAGATGTGATTCGGGTAGCGAATGTTTCGGGGTCGAACTCAGATACTACACCTTTCATGTGACGAATCTTGTCACGGTTGCCAGCCATCAATAGGTTCTGAACTCCACCACGCATAGCAAGGTTGCCACAGTAGGTGCGAAGCACAGACATGAATGCTTGAAGAGCAGACTTACCATCGTTGGCATTCATAATTGAGATACCGATACGGTGTCCGCCCTCTTCTTCAACAAGCGCATCGCTGATTCTGTTTGCTGATAGATTGACATAGCCAAACTGACTTAGGTTTTCGGCTGCCTTCTGTCGTGTACTGTTAGCGAAGCCTGTTACATCTAAGTTAAGAATTGCTCTTGCGCCTTTGTTGAAAGAGAAAGCATCCCATGTGATAACTTCTTGACCTGCGCTTTCATTGATACCGCGAACACATTCGATGATTGGATTGAACACTGTTGGGTGGTCAATCGCTTCAAAGTTGTTACCGATTCTTGGGTTGATGATTACACCTAGTGGGTTATCTTCATCAGCCAATGTCGGATTGACAATCGCTCTTGAGTGCGGGTCACCATTCTCGTTACGCGCTTCATGGTATGAGACTTCACCCGTTACAGGGTCAACTGCTTTCATTACCAATTCGTACGCTTTACATTCGTAGTTCCATGCACCTAGAGTTTCGGGTGAATCAGTACCGATGTCACCTGCTCTCTTACCGCCAGCCATCGCTTTGCTGATGTCTGTATTCAGACTTTCAACAACTGCTTTGGATTCACTGTAACGCTCTTCGCGTGCTAGTGCAGCCTTCTCGATTGCATTCAACTTCTTCTTCGCAGCCTTCTCTTCGTCTTGCTCGACGACTTCAGACAACTCGATGCTTTGCCCTTCAAAGTTAGGCACTGAGTCATCAGCATCGTCATCGCTAGCAGACTCAAACGAGATTGATTGCGACGCGGCTTTGACTTGCTCACTAGGTTCGGCTGAAGTGAAGGTGAAACTGACTGATTCACTTTCGTTTTGTTGTACTTCTCCGAACTCAATCCAAAGGTCTGCGGCATCTTGGATTGCTGCGTCACCATTCGTATCTAACTTGTAGTTGTCTGCGACCTTTACTGTTAGACCGTTTTCTAGTGTTGCATCTTGTAACAAGTGTAGCGATTGCGCCGACACTTTGATTGTATCTTTGATACAAGCATTAGGAATCCATGTAGGATTCTTTTGGTATGTTACTGACACCTCAGTCATTTGGTTTTGTTCGTTGGTTGACACCACATCGCCTACGACGGCGATGCGGTTTGCTTCTGTTGGGTTATTACTGCTCACGCATATTCCTCCTGTTTATTTTGTCCGTTGGACTGTGATTTGCCAGCGACTATTTGCGCTGCGCAGTATGGTGTCAAGATACGCTTGAATATCTCAAACGAAATCTTGTGTCTGTTAATAGCATCATCGCTTCGTATGATGTCAAGTTGAAACCGATTCATTATTCATCGCCTCCTTTTGATACGAATGTAAAAGACACCGTTGGTTTAGGTTCTTCAACAGACGCGAATGAAACTGACTTTGGTTTTGAATCAGCAGAACTGAATGATATTGTTGCCTGTTCAGTAACAGTTGCAATCTCTGATTCGCGCGGCATATTATTTGCTACACCCTCAGTCTTATTAATCTTACGCGCGAATCTGTCGTAAGTATCAGCACAAATAGATAGACCACACTTGCTAGCGCAGGTGTAGTATTCCACCTTGTTCTCTAACTTGGTGTGTAGTGCGTGCCATTCGTCACCACATCTAGGACACTCAGTGACATGATGTGATGGAACATGGCTGATGTTTCGTATTGGATTCAGATACTTTTCTCGTAGCATACTGTGTGGTCTGACGCAAGCATCAGCGACAATGATTCTCTCACCATCACCTGCGTCATTGTTTGTCATAGTAATGACAGTCTGCTTATCAGACAGTAGTGCATCAAACTCTTCTCTATCAAACTCCATCGTTTCTCAACTCCTTGATAATGTTCATTGCTATTCTTACACGCGAAGTATTGTACTCAGTCTTTCTGAAGAAGTATCTAACACCATCATAATCCACAAAGTGGTATGGTTTAGGTAACGCAACAGGTTGTCTGTTGCCTCTTCTTTCTCTATACTGTTCCTTCGTTTCAGTTAAAGCAGCATCTTTCAGTATTCCTTCAAGTTGTATCTGCCTTAGTTTCATGCCTGTCTTTGGTTTGTAAATCCACTTACCATCAACATTTTTGTATCGTCGTTTATTGTATTCATTCATAGGTCTTCACCTTCTTCTAATAATCTGCGAGTGTTACTGTATCTCCATCCTATCCATTCACAATCCTTGATGTATTCGCGCATCTTTTCAATGGCAGTAGGTGCATGTTCTTTTGCACCCCATTGCATGTCGTCACCATAAGTGCCAACCATCTCATACATATCTTCGCGAATCTCTCCGTCACCAACATCTTCCCACCAATCTAATTCAAGATTAGTCTTACCACTTGTTCGCGGTAGTCTGTTTTTGTTCTCAACTAAGTCAATGCGATAGAACACTTCATCCTCAAAGTTGTTGCGTGCTACATTAGGAACACGGTGACAAGGAACTAGACGCGAGTCCTCATTCCAAATAACTTCGTCATCAATGGTAGTGATGCCTTGAAATGTATGGAACTTCTTGGTGTCACAGTATGCTGCGACAGCATAGATACGCGCAAGTCCTAGACCTTTGACCCAACAATCTAATCTCCAATGGTTGTTATCAAACTTTGACAAACTGTTCGCGCCATACATTGGTCGCCAATTAGAGTGGTCGTTTATCATACGGAAGATAGGATTCTCGCCTCGTTGTAAGTACCTAGCGCACAATACTCCGCGACTACTGTTACCTTCCCACAAATCTCTAGGGGTATATGATACACCACCGTCGGCCCATACAGGACTTATCGCACGAACATAAGCGGACTTACCTTCAGTAAGCGGGTCGCCCATCTGAATAACATCAACAACCCATGCTCTTGTGTACGCTTTCGCATATCCTTCTTGCATTCTTTCTCTCATCGCAATCATTCCATCACCCTTCCTGTATATGAGCCACCGATATGATACCCTTGAGGAATCAACCTCAGTGATTCGGGTTTAACAAAAGCATCCGCGCAGCACAATGGTTCACGCTTCAACTCATAATGAAACTGATTCTCTTCAGCAACTTCATCTATGAGTGCTGATGTTAATTTCTCAGCAAATGTATCTATGCAGAACCAAGAGTTTCCTCGATGCTTAGGCATCATCTCTCTCATTTGTTCTCGCGTCACAGTTCTAACAAGCACATTGCCGAACCTAGTCTTCTGTATTCTCCATGTCTTTACAATAGTCATTCTTCTTCATCTCCTGCAATCGGAAAGGGGTCTAACTCCATGATGTCAATACCCTGTAAATTGTCTTCGATTAAAGCAACCGCACCACAGCGGCGCGTATCTTTTACTGCAATCTTTTCAAAGTAATGGTGAGCATCTTCCATGTAATCAGTACCAACTGTTAGATTGCGGTTGGCACAATAGTCCACCGCTTCTTCATAGGTATCAACAGTTTTCACAGTCGTTCTTTCCCAAGGGGTGACTGCCTTATTAACACAAATGATTTCATAACTCATAGGACTCGCCTCCAAATAGTAACATTCAGATGAGTGTCGTGTCCTACTGCGCGAATCTCTTTGCTTTGCTTGAAGACCCAAGCCAATTGACTTGAATGTGTAGCAAGCGCGGTAGTATATCCTCCGCGTCTTCTGTAAGAAACAATCTTTTCCTTAGCAGCATTGGCGGTGAAGTCTTCCCCGATAGCGTATATCTTACAAGTAACATCAATGATATTCTTCTTCCTTCTGTGTCCTAGTTTAGCCATTAGTCATCACCTTCCTCAAACAATCTTGTCAAGTGAAAGATACTGTTGTCAGACATAGGTGTAGTCTTCTTTGGCTTGTGATGCCTAGCCCTTTCACTGTGAATGAATGTGCAAAGTGAGGCTAGTCCTTCATAGGCTACCCCATTGTCCTCAACAATGGAGACTTTGTTATCACCGTTCAGTTCCAACTCATCATGTAGTAACTCACTCATTCTTTGTATGTGCAACGACTCCAAAGGGAAACCCTTGTCCGCAGTCGCCCAACAAGATGTGTTAACATGAGTAATCAATCTCAGTTGCACGAACATCGTGTTCATGTTTTTAGTCATACCTCTAAAGACCAATCGTTTGAATCCATCATCATAAACAATAGTGTTGTCATCCATTTCAAGCACCGTCCTCTAGTTTTTGTCTTTGTATAGCGTTCCACTCGACCATACTGTCGTGACATAATAGGCAAGCAAAGACGCGAGATAGTTTCAAGCGTGGGCCATAGATAACTTTACCATCGGGCATGAGAAGTTCCTCGACAGTATCTTGTATCGTCAGACCTTCAAAGCCAATGGTAACAGCCTTACCAATGTCTTCCTCAGTGAAGAAGCGTATCTCATCATCTCTCAGCATCTTGTCAATGGTAGTAACCATAAGCGCGGACTGAATATTCTCGTTGAGATATTCCACGATGGATTCCATCTCTCTAATCATAGTCATACCCCAAGCGTTACCAACATACTGTTGCAACTCGTTGTCAAAGATATGCGCAACTCCTAAGTTGTATGGCGGATTCTGCTTGATGTCTGTCATTATTATCTCGAATCTCATTCTTCCTCGCCTCCATCGACTTCAAACTCAGTGCCATGCTGTGGATTCTTACCAAAGAATGTGACAAGTCTGCCAATCAGTCTGCCCTTAGTGCCACTAACAGGTAGTGCATGAGAGCGACAGACTTCTTTGAGTTCCGCGACAGTTTTCGCTTGAAACTTAGACTCGCAGTACATTACTTTCGCTTCGTTCAACTCAGGATAACCTGCGTCGTGTATCATCTGTTCTAATTCCATTGCTTCATATTTGTCTGCATTCTCTCTGCGCTCAAAGGAAATCCACTTTCTTACAGTTGACCTATACCAAATGAATAAAGTGAAAGTTTCTTCTTCATCACTCGTAGTCCATCTTACATTTGTTGGTAGTCCACCTGCGAAACAATACTGATGCGGGTCTATCTGTGACCATGCTTCTTGGCTAGTCTTTCCGCTAGCAATCTTCTCATCATTGTGAAGAATATTAACTGTTGTAACTACAAAATCTGCTCTTGCTTTAAGTTCGCATAATTCATTGTGGCTTGGCCCTGTTATCAAACCATGCTTATCTATTTCTTTGCGTGGTTGAGGGTTTGCTGCTCGCTTTGCTTGCAAGTCATTAGGGTGTCGCGCTAGATGTTGCCTTCTCTTCTTGGCAAGTGTGTTAAGGTTTGCACCATTACCACACTTGAGAAGGAACCTTTTGTCTTGCGACTTGTACTTCCCTGCGTCATTCATTCTGTCGTTCAAACGGTGTTGCCACCGGCCTAGTTGCTGCTGCGTCGGATTCAATTTATCATCTCCGTGTCCTGTTGGACTGTGATATGTGATGGGTTGATACCGTTGAAGTGGTATCTGATTTTGTCATGCTCGATTCCTACATCGTGAATCAATTCATACAGTGCTTTGTTCTCACCGGATGACTCATCATCGTGGACTAGCATCCAAATGTCCTTGTGCTTCGCGCCTCTAAAGACACGACCAATAGTTTGAATGCGTTGAGTCAATGTGTTAGTACCGTTAGCCATGATGAGTCCATCCATAGAAGGACAATCGAAACCTTCTGTGAGTGACTTACAACAAAGCAGGATGTCTGATGCCGAGCGAACCCATCGCTTCAGTTCTGCATCTGCATTGGAACCTGCTTCGTTGAAGCGTCTGATGAAACCTTCATTGTTTAGTTCGGGGTACATCTCAAACACATCGTTTGGAATCTTTTGAAGACCACTGTGATAGATGCGAGGGTGAATACCCATGTCTTTCATCATCCCGTTGAGTCTCTCGATAGCGAAGATGGATTGATTGAATAGCATGTACTTCTTACCGTACTCAAGTTGCATGATTTGTTGCGAGACAGAATAACGAATCTCCATCTCATTGATGAGTCGCTTGCGCTTCAGCAATAGGTTCTTCCAAATGCGAAGATTCCTTTTGAAAGGTTGTGCTTGAATGCCCTCATTCATACGGTGGAATAGGTTGTTGACATTCGCGCCACATTCTTTACCCTCTTTCTGTAACACGAACCATATCTTAGTAATCTTCTCGCAGTATTCGTCATACTGAATCTGTTCGTCATCAGTCATCTTGACAAACACAACATGGAATGTATAGTCTAGCGCATCATCAGCAGTTCGCGACTGTTTGATACCATCAATCAATGACAACTCAAAGAAGATAGGTGCTTCCATGAGCGAAGGAACATCAACACCGTCGGTTCTGTGTGGTGTAGCACTCAGCATTAGACAAGCATCTCCTTTGTATGATGTGACATTCTTCAGTGCTTTCTTCGCACCTGCCTTGTGACATTCGTCTAGGACAAGTAAGACATCACGATTCTTCAAGTAAGGAACCGCGTCTAGCATAGAAGGTAGTGAAGTGTAGGTGGTGATGTAAACATCCTTGTTAGGCATCTTCTCCTTGAAGTCAGACCAATACCTAGCGCAACTCAATCCCAAAGCACGCAAAGCATTCTTGGTTTGAGTACCGAGTGTTCGTGAAGGTACTACGAATACTGCTGTGCCATGTTCTTTTTCATGAAGCCAATTCATGATTGCCATAACTGCGAAGCGTGTCTTACCTGCACCTGTCCCCGCTTTCAGTGTGCCGCGAGGGTTCTTACCTAGTCCTATCCACTTACTGAATGCTTCGGACTGCCATTGTCTAGCAGTCTTCTCCATCTGTTCAGCAGTAACAACATTGGTGTTGCCCATGCGTTGAGATATAGTGTCCGTTACTGAAGCGAACTTTATGGCAGTCTTACCTGCACCTGTAATTGATTCG